GTCATGTGTATAGGGTAATATATTTAAAACTTTATTGTTTAAACAACTATTAGTTGATTCAACTTCTACAAACTCTGTTATAACAAAAGCTACTTCTTCAGAAACATCAAACAAAAATCCATTAGGTAAAGTAGAAGTAGTAGCAGATAAAACTAATTCATCTTCTTTTACTATTGAGCTTAAATCTTTTCTTCTTCTTTCATTAAACTCAAAACCTCTTTTTCTTAAACCTTCTATTATATCTAATAATTCAGAATCTTGAGCAATATTTAAAAACTCGCTTATTTCTGAATCATCATAACCAGGTGCAGCTAAACTAGCAACCTTATCATATAATAATAAAAATCTTGTTTTAATTTCCTGTGCAGTCATTATTCTTTACATTGTTTTAATCTTTCTTGTAATTCTATGTATAAATCACTATTAACAGGAGCAGTTAAAAATTTAACTACGTTGTCAATAAGAGGTAAATCAGTTTTAAAGCTTAATTTTTCACCTCCTTGTAAAAAGTATTTATGGTTTTCTTTTACTATAATACCATTAACAACACAGTCTTCAATAAACAATCTAACATTTCTATCTTTATTAGCAGCTAATTGTAAAAATCCATCTAAATCTTGTTCAATTATTTCTGAAATTTTATCTTGTAACCAAGATTTATTTGCTGTAGTAGGTACTTTTTTACCATAAATTTTTAAGAAAGTTTCCATTTCATTAACAGAATCTTCAATTTTACCATAAAACATATAAGCTTCTTTAAGCTTTTCTGTTTTATTAAGCCTTTTAGCCATTTTAAAGTTTTCTTCAACAATCATATATTTATATGATTTTTTAGAAAATGCTTTTTCAGGAGAAGGGGCAATTAAATCTGTATTAACTAATAAAATTTTATATCTTATATAATGATAAGGATTTGATAAATCTAATTCAATTTTATCTTTACCTAATCTTATTTTAGCTTCTTTAGTTAACCAATAATTACCTTGTTTTTTATAAGGAGATAAATCACCTTTATCAAAAGGCATTCCTGATAATTCTTTATTTTCAAAATAATTTCTTTCTTCTTCTGTTAATGGGCATATCAATTCACCAGATATTTTATTTCTAGGTGCAGAAAAATTGTTTGTTGAAGTACCGCATAAAAAGAAAGCTTCATGTTCAGGGTCTGTTACCCAACCAGAACTTCTAAAAATAGGTTCAACAGTTACTTTTTTTTGTGGTAAAGTAAATGATTTGTTTTCATTAACTACCTCTACTGATTCATTTACTAAATCATTAGAAACATCTTCTTTTTTTGTTCTCATAAAATTAAAATTAAAATTTAAAATTGTTACTTCATTAAAAGCTTTTTATACAAAGCTATAAAAGGGGGAATTTCTTCCCCCTTCAAATTTAATACTTATTTATTACTTAGCCAACAAGTTAGGAATAAATGAAGCTGTTTTAGATGGGTCTCTTAAAATAATACCACCAACAAACATTTTTTCTTCAGTCCAACCATCTAACCCTGTAGCAATTGCAGATACTGCACCATCTGGGTCATAAGGATTTCTTAATCCTGGTATGTACTTGTGAATAATAGGCATTCCTTTTACAGCTACTTTTTGAATATTTGGTTTACCTTCAGTAGTACCAATATCATAAATATCATATCTGTAAGATTCAGCAACACCACCATCAGGGTGCATAATTTTATTTCTATCACGGTTATCGTACATAGAGTTAACTTTTAAAGTAACTTTAATACCATTAGGACCTTGATATTCAATAAATTGCCCTTTATAACCCATACCTGCTTTAAATCCTGATTGTCCTGAAGCATCATAAATTCTAGTTTCATTTCTTAAAGGAGTGTATAAAGTAGTATAGTTTTCTAAAGCTTTATGGAATTGATAAGCACCTCTTTCACCAGTGTCCATTACAAACTCTCTTTGGTCTCCAGGAATTTTACCTTCTGATAAATCTAACAATCTTTCTGTTAAATCTTCAATATCAAAGAAGTTATAAAATTCTGTGTTAGCAGATTCTTTTTGTTGTCTTAAACCTGCACCTTCAACAATTTTATAACCTGATTTACCAGAAATGTTGTAAGTACCTTCAGATGTTTTATTAGCAGTACCAAACATTAACAATCTGTTAATATCCATTCTGAACTCAAAATCAAACATATAAGATTCATAATCCTGCCACATTTTGTAAATTTTACCTTTGTCATCTTGTAAATAACAACCTAATTTACGTAATTTCATGTTACCAGGAGTTTTCTTAGTCATTCTAATTTGACTAAAAGCGTTTCTCATAGAGATATTACTTCTGTAACGTGGTTGTCTACCTCTTTCAGATAAAGTTCTTTCAACAGGAGAAAACTCACCAGAGAATCTTTTTGAATTGGTGATTTCTTCATAAGGGATAAATAAATCTGCATCACCAGTATCTAATCTACAAGTATATACAACATTTGCACCTTCAAATGTAGCACCTGTAATTAAAATTGGGTACATTTCATTTTTTTCACCTACAATTCTTTGACCTTCATCAAACCAATCTTTAGCGAATACTAATTCAAATTCTGTAAATCTTTTTCCTGCTTCAGATAAAGGAGTAACAGCAACGCCATTAATCCTAGCTTCTACTAAAGGAATATTGTCTACAGCAGGAGAAGTAATTTCCCAAGTGTAATCTCTATCATCTTCAAACTCTAAAGTTGGAAACTGTGATAACATTGTATCAATGTTGTTACCAAAGTTAGCTGCTTGAATACGAGTAATTAATTCTGAAGCTTTTTGTGGCTCTTGTGCCCAAATACTTCCTAAATGATTTTCAGTAGTAAGACCTTTCCATGTCTTAGCATCTGTCATTTGTAGTGGTGATAATTTTGCCATTTTTTATAGTTTAAATTTTTGTTAGTAATTAATTTTATCCAATACTTTAAATAAACCATCATTAGCTTTAGATGGAATATTTTGTTTTGAAGAATTTATTCTAGTATCTTGTAATTTAAGTTTTTCTTCTAAAGTTTTAACAGCTTGTGTTTTTGCTTTATTTACAAACTTATCAAACTTAGTAAAACCTTCAGTTAAATGATGAATGTAATGTAACTTAACAAAGTAATTTTTATCTTCAATCATTTTACCGATAACTTCATTTACTTGATTACCATTTTTATCTTTTGTGAAAGGTTTAGTTATTAATCTTTCTACTGCTTTTTTAGAATTTTCATCTATTTTAAATCCTGGTATTACTTCTTCTGTAGTATTTACTAAATTTCTAATAGTATTAAATTCTTCAGCTTGTTGTTTAATTAACTTTTCTCTTTCAGCTTGTTTTTCTTTTTTTAAATTTTCAATATTATCTTTTTCATATTTCTTTAATTCGTCTAAAGCTGTTTTGGCATCTTCAACATCTTCACCTATATCAAATGCTCTTTTTGTTAATTTTTCAGCTTTAACTTCATCAATACCTTTTAATAAAAAAGAATTTTTAATCAATTGAAATCTTAAATTTTTATTTTCTTCACTCTCTAAATCTTCATCTTCAATACTTTCATAAGAACTATATGTTTCTTTAGACTTTATGTATTCTTCTAAAGGAACTCCTTTTCTTATTGCATCAAGATAATCTTTTTCTTCTTCTGTTAAATCTGCAAATTCATTTTCTTTAACTTGCTTTTTAATAGCTTCTATTAAATCTTCTCCTGATTTAATTTTTTCAACTTCTTCTTTTGTAAGAGAAGCTAAAACCCCCTCTTCAAAAAGAGAAGATGCTAATGAAGTAACAGGAGAAAAACTTTCATCAGAGGAGGAATTATTATTATCTGTTTCACTTTCAATATTATCTTCCTCTAAGCCTTCTAAAGAATTTTCATCTATTTCAAATTCTTCAAGTTCTGTTTTTAATTCTTCATCATCCAAAGAACTACTTTGTTCATTAGTAGAATTATCTCCGCTGTTAGGTTTATCACCATTTTCTTTATTTTCAGCATTTTGAGACTCTTCATTTTCTAATTCATCAATTGAGATTTCATTTTCATCATCAACAAAATTTAAATCTCCTAAATTTTCAAAAATACCCATATTACATCTTTTTTAATTTTCTCAAGTACTAAATAATATACTAATTATACCTTTAACAACATATTTAATATAATTAAATAGTAAAAAAATTAATTTTTATAACTAATTGTTTTTACTACTTTTTCTAGAAACTTTTAATTTTTCTCTTTCTAAATCTTCTTTTACTTTATTTTTTCTTTTATCTTCTTCAAGTTTCTCTTTAGCAATAGATAAAGCAGTTTTAATCTTTTGTACTTCTAATTCAAATTTAGCAGTTTCTAAACCGTCTTTTTCTCTATTCATTATTTCCATTTCTTTTTCTGCTAATTTTGCTTCAGATTTTAAAATTTCTTTTTCTAAATCATGCTCCATTTTTCTTTCTTCTACTTCTTTATAAATATTAGCTTCTTGAAGTTTAACTTCTCTATCAGCTTGTTGTTGAGCTTCTTGTTTTTGTTCTTGTTCTTCTTCTTTTTCATTAAATATTTCTTTTTGTGAATTTGATTTATCTTTTTGTAAAATATTATTATTTTTTAATACATTATTAAAATTAAATAATGTTTGTGAAAAAGAAGAGGAATTTGTAGAAGCAGAAGATGATGGGAATTCTTCTTCTTTTTGTGATATTGTTATATTGTTATTATTATTGTTATTGTTAATATTGTTA